TATAAATAAGTTCTTTTGAATAAGAATCTAATTTAGATATAAGATGGCAACTAGAAAATCATTAGTACTTGTTTCAGGACTTTTTGAGGAGCTAAATTCATCTTCTGATAAATTAGATTTTGCTGGTAATACAACTGCAGATTTAACTGAGAATACTAATCTTTATTACACTGATGCAAGATCAAGAGCTGCTGTTTCTGTGACTGATTCTGGTGGAGATGGATCTTTAGCTTACAATAGTACTTCAGGAGTAATTACATACACTGGTCCTTCAGCTTCTGAATCTAGAGCACATTTCAGTATTCTTAGTGGTTCTGGATTATCCTATGACTCAAGCACTGGAAAGTTTGGTACTTCAGCAATACCAAATAGTCAACTTGCTAATGATGACATAACAATAGGAAACACTGCGATAGCACTTGGGACAACTAATACGAATATTGATGGTTTAAATTCGTTAACAACTTCTACACTTAACATAGGTTCTTCAGGACAAGCAAATCATATACTTTTAGGCTCAGGCGGTATTACTTTTGAAGGATCTACGGCAGATGCAAATGAGACAATACTCACAGCAACTGATGCCACAGGTGGGGATAAAACTCTCACTTTACCGGATGAAACGGGAATACTATTATCCACAGCATCATCAATTGTCAACAATAACTTAGCTAACTCCACTGTTACTATTGGATCAACTTCTATCAGTCTTGGAGGTACAGTAACTACATTTGATGGTTTATCTTCTTTAACCTCTACAACATTAGTTGGAACAACACTTATCTCCGGAACAGCTGATGCTGCAAATTCAATAAAAATTGCAAGTGGAAATATAGTTTTCGAAGGTTCTAGTGCTGATGATTTTGAAACAACACTTACTGTAACTAATCCGACGGTAGATAGAACAATTACATTTCCAGATGCAGCTGGAACTGTAGCCTTACTTGGGTCCCTAAGTGTAGCTGCTGGATCAGGATTAACTTATAACAGTGGAACTGGACAATTCGGAACTAGTTCTATACCAAATGCTCAATTAGCAAATAGTACTGTTACTATTGGAAGCACCGCTGTAGCATTAGGAGCAAGTGCAACAACATTTACTGGATTAGCTTCAATTACTTCCTCTGCTGTAATAACAAATGACAGTGGATTTAGAATTAGAAATTCCAGCGACAATACAAAAATAGTTGCACTTGATTGCTCTGGTATTACAGGAAGTACAACACGTACATTAACAATACCTGATCAAGATGGAACGATTGCTTTAGTTGGAGGTGGATCAAATGAGTTTGCGGATGACGTGTTTAGAGTTACTGACAATGGGGATTCGAGTAAAAAATTAGCTTTTGAATGTTCTGGTATTACAGGAAGTACAACAAGAACCATGACTGTTCCTGACAGTGATGGAACAATAAGTACAGAAAGTTTTGCTACCGCAATAGCAGTAGCGTTAGGATAGTATTATGGCAACTCAAGTTCAATTTAGAAGAGGAACAACAGCTCAGCACAATAATTTTATAGGTGCTGATGGAGAAGTAACTGTAGATACCTCTATAAAAACTGTTGTAATACATGACGCATTAACAGCCGGAGGATTTTCTTTATTACGAGAGGATGGATCTAATTCTCAATTGCAAAGAGGTAGCACTACAAACTGTGCTCTAAAATTTGCTGGAGATTCTAATACAGGCATAATAAGTCCAGCTAATGACGAAATAGCTTTAGTTACTGGTGGGTCAAGTCGTTTTACAATAGATTCTAATGGAGCTGCTACCTTTACAGGTAATGTCCAAATCAACGGACAATTATCAATTACTGGTAACGTAAACTCTGAAGAAAACTTAGCACTAATTATTGCTTTAGGATAATATGGCAAATCTGTTTAAAGTAAATACGAAATCGAGTTGTGTAACTGATGCACATACCAGCACAAATGCAAATGTTTTAACGGCTGGAAGCTCTGCAACATTAGTTCTTTTGAGTATATTAGTTTCCAATAAAACAGCATCTAGTTCTGATGTTGATGTCTTTTTAGTTACCAATTCAGGGGACGATGTATTTTTATTAAGGAATGCCCCAATTCCAGCTGGATCTTCTCTTGAATTAATTAGTGGATCAAAAGTAATTATGGAGTCAAATGATATTTTGAGGGTAAGAACCGATACTGCAAATAGTCTTGACGTAGCTGTTAGTTATTTAGAACAGACTTAAAATGGGATTATCAGTAAATAATGATCTTGTAACTTTATCTAATAATTTTGCAGCTCTTAAAGCGAAAGTTGAAGCCATCGAAATTATAGTTTATGGTGAAAAAGTTTTAGAATTAGATGATTCTACTTGGGAAAATATTAGAAAAAAAAGAGATTATATTTTAAAATCTACGGATTGGACTGTTACTCCAGGTTGTTCTGTTGATCAGGCTCAATGGTCTGCTTACCGCCAAAATCTTAGAGACATACCTCAAACATATACAGTAATTGATGATGTTATTTGGCCTAATCAACCATCTACACTTGGGCCTAATAGTTAAAGATTCCTCATATTAACTAAGCTTAAAATAATTATAGAAATCAAGAAGAATCCTGGATTAATCTGCTATGCCATATATTGGAAATAATATTCGTTCTGCTGATGATTACAGATTAATTGATGATGTAAGCAGTAATTTTGATGGGAGTACGACGAGTTTTCCTCTACAAGTTTCAGGAGCCTCTCCTTCACCTTTTCCAAAGTCACCGCAACAAGTCTTAATATCTGTAAATGGTGTTATTCAGGAACCCGATCCCACTGGAAGTGCAGGATTTAATCTTGTAGGAAATAATATAGTTTTTAGTTCAGCACCAGCAAATGGACAGGCATTTTTCGGAATAATATATGCAACAGCTGATTATTTAAATGTAGGAGGAACATTTCCTGCAGGTGCAAGTAATCTTCCATCTATAACTTTTACTTCAGATACGGATACAGGATTATATAGAAAGACATCTGGCACTGTTGGGTTTGTTTCAGATGGAACTGAAGTTGGAAGTTTTGATAGCAACGGAATAAATGTAACAGGTACTGTGAGTAGTGGTTCTATAGATGTCACAGGTACTGTAAGTAGTAATGCAATAAATACTACGGGTGATGTATCGATAGATAATGAAAAAGAATTACGTTTATTTGAAGCTGATGCAAATGGATCAAATTATATAGCTATTAAAGCCCCTAGTTCCCTTTCTTCTAATACGACATTTACACTTCCAGAAGATGGAACTGCTGATCAAGTTTTAAAGACTAATGGAAATGGGGTACTTACCTTTGCCGATGCTAGTGGAGGAGGAGGCTTAACTGGACCAAATACTCAACAATTATTTATAGAAGCAGACAATGTAATGAACAATAACTTTACAACAGGGGCAAATAAAAACTATCTCAACCTTCTTCCATTATCAATTAATGCCACATTAACTGTGACAGATGGAAGTTTTATGCATTTTGTATCAAATTAGTACAAGACTATGTTAAAAAATTTTCTTTATTTAAGTGGATCAGGTGAGTTGACTGGTTCTGGTGGTGAACAATTATTTGCAGAAAATGATAATCAAATTAGCACTAACTTTGCAACCTCAAGTAATAGTGATTATTTAGGCGTGTTACCGTTAACTATAGATGCCACCTTGACGGTGACTTCTGGATCCAGTATTTCTTTTATATAAACATTTAAATATGTCAAAATTAAATGTCGATGAAATTGAGGCTAATGGCACTAATAATAATGTAAAAATTGTTGGAAAAGGTGTTGATGGAGCGTGTGAAATTAAAGGAGCAACTAATGATGCAACTTTGCAATTAAATTGCTCAGCACAAAGTCATGGAGTTAAATTAAAAGCTCCATCAGATAGTGCAGGTCAAAATCATACAATGATCTTGCCAGATAATCAAATAGCAACAAATAAATTATTAAAAGTAAAAAGTGTTACTGGAAGTGGATCATCTGCTGTAGGTCAATTAGAGTTCGCAGACGAACCAAATGTAGATCTTACTACTCTAAATGCTAGTAATATTACTACAGGTACAATTTCTGGAAGTAGATTTCCTTCTAGCTTACCTGCTAGTTTAGGTGCAGGTTATCAATATGTAAATAAATATACCACAACAACAACAACAACTTATGTTGATATCGATTTAGAGGATGATTCTTTATATAGATTAATAGGTAAGCAGGTTGAAAGCACTGGTGTTGGTAACGTAAAAATGTTTTTTAAAAATGCCAGTGGTACTAATTATAATGCAGCTTATTTAAATTATTATGGTAATCAGAATCCTGCTGCTTTTACTAATAACACTTCAACTGCAACTATTGATTTAAAAATGCATGCAGCTGGCACTGGTAATCTTTATAAAAGTCAATTTACAGCAGATATAGGGACTAAAGGAGATTTTGTACATATGTTTTATAAGGGTTTCCATTTAGGTGTTCCTGATTCCTATACTACATCTTTTGTAACAATTGATTACAATAGTTCAAATCCACTACGTAAAATAAGATTAATGCCTACTGGTGGTGATTTTGCTGCTGGATGCCAGTTTTTATTATATAAATGGAATGAAACTTAGATTTGAAATGATAACATCAATTACAATTAAATAAGTAATTTAAGCTAGTATGTCAAAAATAAAAATTAACGAAATTGAAGCTTTATCCAATAATGGTGATCTTGATATAACACCTAATGGAACTGGTGTTTTTGAAGTTGCAGGCGATGGTAATGATGGAACTTTACAATTAAATTCAGCTTCACAAACTAAGAGCGTAAAGATAAAGTCGCCTAATGATAGTGCTGGTCAATCTTATTCATTGATTTTACCTGAAAACAATCTTACAGCAGATAAGTTTTTACAGGTTGGAACAGTCACAGGAAGTGGTGCGACTGCTGTTGGTCAACTACAGCAAGCGACTATTACACCTCAAGATGGAACTCAACTTGATGCAGCAAACTTATCAAGTGGTTCCATAGATCCTAATAGAGTTGGAGATTTACCTGCTTCTTCGGGATTTGGTTTAAAACTTATTAGTAAAGCATCCGTCACACAAGATGATACAACCTCTTCTATAATTTTTGATGGCCTTGAAGATGATTCTTTATACAGAATAGTACTTAAAAATTTTATTATAAAACATACCACCAGTAAACCTTATACTGATAGTCACTCTAGTGGAAATGTTTCACAGTACCCAGGGTTCTTCTTTACTGATGGTAATAATCAAACTTACAGGTATCGAATGACAGCCAATGAATTTGGTGGTGCTAGTGGTTATGGTTATATGAACTCACGATCTAATCAATCTTCTAATGGCATAATACCGTATTATTATTTTCCTACAGGCACTGCGAGACAAGAAGAGACATTGGGAGGGTGGATAAACCTTAGTACAAAATCTGGTTATGGGTATGCTCATGTTAACGCTTATGCAGCTCAAAACGAAATGAAAATGTTTATTTCTTTTAACTATGCTGATACAAATAACAGAATACATAGTATAGGATTTGTCCCCACATCTTACGGTTTTTATTTTTTTGGTGCAGGCACTGAACTTTTACTTTATAAATATATAGAATCATAAGTTTTAATGAATTTTCATGAGCTATAGTAAAACAAGGAGCAAATCTTATGTCAAAAGTTAAAGTAGATCAAATAGAGAGTTCTGATAGTAATGTCAAAATAGCTGGCAAAGGTACAGGTGTTGTTAAAGTTAAGGCTTCAGGTGGAACTGATGCTGCAATTAAACTTTCATCTGGATCAGGAGCTCATGGTGTAAAAATAAAATCTCCTAATCATAGTTCTGGTCAATCTCATACTCTAATTCTGCCTGATAATAATATTGAACAAGATAAATTTTTAAAAATTAAAAGTGTTTCTGGCAGTGGTTCTACAGCAGTGGGACAATTAGAATATGCCTCTCTTGCTTCACCAGATTTAACACAAATGGATGGTTCTCATTTTACATCTGGAAGCATACCTAGTGCTAGATTTAACACCGCCTTCAATGGATCATCAGGTGCTGGTTATAAATTAGTAAATACAACAGATGTTACTACAAATGTTAATCAAATTGATTTTACATTTGATGACAACAGTTTATATTACTTGATCGGTAAAAATGTAACATTAAGTAGTTCCACATATTTATTTTTGATGAATTTTTTAGCAGGAGATGGCGTACGAACCTTAACTCAAAATCTTTTATATACTGTGATGTACGATACAGCTTCTTCGAAAACGGAGGGTATATACAGTTCTAGTCGTCGTAGTCAAGCTGAATTGGATTTTGTACTAAACGCAGGGTCTTATAGGTCAAAATTTAGCATGTACATGGAAATATGTACAAGAAAAGCAACTAATTTTATCTTCTATAGATGCATTGCTACAGGTCAAGGTGATGCTAAATTTAGAACTGAGGCTACTATTTCCTACAATGACGCATATCAATTTCTTCCCATAAATGGAATAAGGCTCAAGGGAAGTGGTGTCCAATTTACTACGGGAACCAAATTTTTACTCTATAAATACGGAGAAACTTAATGTACAAAATGTTAAATGGTGTCACCATCAAAATGACAGAGGAAGAGATTGCAGATTACAATGCAAGTCTTCCAACAGATGCAGAAATTCTTGCTAGAAAATGGCAAGGAGTAAGAAATCAAAGAAATTCTTTACTTGCTCAAACAGATTGGGTTGTTACGAAAGCATCTGAGACAGGAGTTGCTGAGACTGATGCTTGGAAGACCTATAGACAGGCTTTACGTGATATACCAACACAATCTGACCCAGACAACATTACTTGGCCTACAGAACCTAGTTAAGTTAAAATTAGACATTTTAAACTAGATATAAAGTAATAAAAAATCTAGATGTCATACATAGGATCAGAGCCTAATTTCCTTAATCAAAATAGGGAAGTAGATGATATAAGCGGTAGTTTTAACGGTAGTACTACGACTTTTAACTTGCAAGTTTCTGGTCAAAATGTAAATCCAGAAAGTGTTAATAATGTTCTAGTTTCTGTTGGTGGTGTATTACAAAATCCAGGAACGGATTATACGATTAATGCAGCCACTATAGTTTTTGCAACGGCTCCAGCTAGTGGTTTAGATTTTTGGGGGTTAATACTTGGTGAATTAGTAAATATAGGATCTGTATCTGATGGTGCAGTAACAACAGCAAAAATTGCTGGACAGGCTGTGACTGCTGCTAAGTTAGCTAACACTGCGGTTTCAGCAGGTTCTTACACAAATGCAAGTATTACAGTTGATGCACAGGGAAGACTTACAGCAGCCTCTTCTGGTGCTGCAGGAGGAATTACTGTACAAGAGGAAGGTAGTTCATTATCTACAGCTGCGACCACTTTAAACTTTGTTGGTAGTAATGTAACTGCATCTG